ATAATAAATTTTTTTAAATGCAGATCCTGCAAGAGGTAAATAAAATAATAGTTGATCAAAGTCTGGCTCGTAGTCTGTCATGTTATTCATGATTTCATAATTCATGTAATCTTTAACACGTTGAGCTTGTTGTTGTTTTTGTGGTGTGCTGATCCCTAAGACTTGTGTTCTAACGGGACCTTCAGCTGGTAATAATTCCTTGTACGCCAAAGCCTGAAACTGGGTCACGGCTTCTGCTAACACAGGGTGGGTTGCACCTGACGCACCTCTGAAAGGTTCTGTACGATTATCATATTTAAATCCTAGTAAGTCTAAACCATCTGTGTAAGACTTCTCCCATTCTTTTCTGGACATTTTATAATCACGATAACTGCCCATTAGATAGGATGACAAACCTCCCAACACATTATCAGGTAACAACTCTGCTAAATTTGCAAAGTGTTCATCTGACTGTGGTTGAGATGCAACACCAGGATCAAAGTTTATATCAACACTGCCATCTTCATTTTCTTGAACATCAACAGGTGGACCTTGTTGTTCTACTGCCTGTTGTTCAGCTTCAATCGCTTGTTCTATTTCTTGTGGCTCGATGCTAACTTCTTGCTTTGTGGTTGACAAACTTTTGTCTATTTCTCCCATGTAATTTCTCCAATCGTTCGGTTGTATATGGTTTTTTAGTAAACTTCAACCCTTGTGAAGCTGGGCCTTTTTCTGGTGGTGGACCTGATTTTTTACCTTTAGAGTACATCAAAGTCCTCATCAACTTCTATTGTCTGAGCTTCTTTTCTTAGCTGTTCTAATTTTTCTGCTTGTATGTCTCGCTCTGCGTTTATAGCATCGAAAGCTACTTTTTGATATTGAGCTATTTTATCAGGGTCTTTAATTCCACCAATAATATCGCTTTCCGTGCCCATGGTGTCCACTAAAATTTCTTCACCTACACCTACGTCAAGTCCTAGTTCAGCTCTTCTAAATTTATTTTTAAGATCATTTTTTTTATTTTCAGAAAGATTAGTTCGGTCTAAAGCTTTTGCAAAGTCTAATTGATTTTGATAGTTGGCGTATAATCCTCCAGCTGCTATAGTTAGAGGAAGCTCAACAGGACCCACTAACATGCGAGCACCTTTACCTGCAAGTTTTAGTGTTCCTTTTGCTCCTCTTGCAACTTGTCCTGCAAACCTTCCAAACTTAGGAACGTCTTGAGTAATCATCTCTTTACCGATTCTTCCCATCTCTGGTAAAGCTGCAAGACCTGAAAATAATCTTGGAGCTTGAGTTTGAATACCTCGTAAAACTTGTTTTTGTCCTCGACCTCCTTTAAGAAAAGGTAAAATCTCATCTACTGTTTTTATATCTGATGGAACTTTAAAAGAGTAACCATGTTTTTTATAAATATCATCAAACATATCTCCGTAGTTAGCTAATGCTGATTTATTTTTTATAACTTCATTTGGTTTTTTAAAACTTATTTCTAAAGCTCTTACTGGTAACTGACCAGGTTTTAAATTTTTATTATATTTTGATACAAAAGCTCTTGCTTCTTCATTAAACTTACTTGCAATTTTTTGCTTTTCTGTAATTGTTTCTGCGTTTTGCAATCTTTTTTCATACGTGCTTATTTTTTTATCTATAGCACTTACTTTATCTTGATTAATATCTGATCGGATTCCTTGAATAAATATACTATATGGACTTGTCCCAAATTTAACTGATGATCGCACGTTTTTAATTTCATCTGTTTGATAACCTGAACCTGGTATGAGTTCTTGAATTCTTTTTCTTAAACTAGAAAGAAAAGCATCTTGTTTGCCTATATTTTTTGCAAACTGTCTTTCGGCTCTCACTCTTTGTAGTCCACCAGGTATACCACCAAATAATTTTGTCTCCTCAATATTCCCTAATGCTTTTAATATTGGTTTCGCTCTTCTTAAAAGTAAATCATCTTTAACTTGTAAATAAAGATCATCACCTGCATAAGCTTGAATTAATTGACCAATTCTTCTAGTAGCTAAATCTTTATCTATGTTTAAAAGTTTAGAAGTTTTATTAACTAATTTTTCTAAGTTAGTATCACCAGTTTTTAATAATTTTTTTACCTCTGATTTATTTAATTTATTTAAATCGTCTTTTACTCTTTTAACTATGGTTGCTGTTTCTCCTTCTCTGCCACTTGGAATGCCTTTAATATTTTTAGCTAATTTAGTTAAGGTGCTTTTCATTCCTGAAGTTCTAACCTCTGGAAATTCTGATTTTAAAATTTCGTTAACTTGATTTATTGTATATTTTTTACTTTTTAAAAGTTGATTTGCTCTTTTAACTCTTTTATCAAACGCAACTTTACCTGGACCCGTGCTTGTTTTTTTTAAAATATTTACATCATATTGTTTTTTTATTTGCTTTAATTCAGATGCTGTAGGTTTAATATAAAAAGCTTTTGGGTTTTTTATATCAACTATTCTTGTTGACTCTCTATCTTTATACGCAACTTGAACTTTATTAGGTCTTTTAAGACCATAAGTCTTAGCTTTTGATGCAATATTTCGAGCGTTAAGATTAATACCATATTCTTCAAACAACTTTGCTAAGTCTCTTAGCTTAATCACACCCTTAGTTTTTATTTCTGCAAAACCCTCTCTTGTTCCAAGATCTGTGCCTTCAAATATTCCGTCTTCACCAATCACACCACCTTCATCAAACTGTTTTCTAAATCCTATGAAACCCTCATCTTCTTTAACACCAAACTCTAATTCTCCACCACCAACACCAAATCTTCCTGTAAGTGATGGGTCTTGATCTTCAGCAGTTCCAAGTGGATTAAAACTAACACCAGGTGATACTCTAATGCCAGGTACCTGACCTTGTGTTCTTCTAATAACTTCTTTAACAGCCTCTTGAGGATCACCAGTTTGAAAAACAGGCGGTGTTTCAAGTGGATCATCTGACAATGTTTTAGCTGGACCCTCTGCAGGTCGCGTCAGATATTTCATTGTTTGATTAAATTTGTTTAGTTCCATGGGCTACACTCCCATCATGTAGGCAAGTCCACCTTTTGCAAACAACTCTGGATCAGGATCTGGATCAGAATCTTTTAAAATTTTTTCCATCTCCTCTGTTGTAAAAGATTCTTTTGGTCTTCCTGCTTTAGGTGTAAATGTAAATTTTTTAGATGCAGCATCTGCAGCTTCTGATGAACTTCTCATTTTATTAAAATCAGGAATCATTGAATCTAGTTGTTCTAATGCATCTTCTCCATAATATTTTCTCCAAACATCTAATGGATCATTGACCGGTGAATACTCACGTACAACATCCATTTCTTCTTTTGGTATTTTAAGTTTTCCAGATTTAATATCTCTATCCATAATTTCTCTAGCTGTTGCTCTGACTAACCCTTCGTCTCGCATTCTAGCAAATGAAGCTTGTGATTTAGCCACATCTTCTAGGATATCTGAAATTTTTGGTGTTTCTGTTTTAGATATCTTGCTAAGTCTATCTTTTATATCTTCAAGCCCACGCATTAATATCTCTTCAGTCTCACCAACAGGTCTTGTTGTTTTAACTCTTGTTCCATTCAAAGATCCAAGACCCTCTTTATCAACTTGTCTTCTTGTACCCATGTCAAAAACTTTTGCAGTTTCTGTTCGCATAATACCTTCATCTTGTTTTAATTTTCTTTCAAATCTTGTAGCGTTTCTAAATACATTGGCTTGTTGTTCTATAGGTAGTTTTTTAAAACCTGCTTCACCTAAGTCTGCTATTTTACCAAACTCTTCTATGGCTGTTTTAATTTGTTCTGAATTTGCTCTTTCAATATCTAAATCTTTTAGTGCTATATTAGGGAGTTTTGTTTGTGTTGGAATACTTGTTACCTTAGGATCTCCTTGTTCAACGGACCTAGCCATTTTTTGAACAACTGGATTGTTTCTACCCAAAGCTCTCATTAACAATTCAAGAATTGATCTAAACATTATTTTCTTCTCTTCTCCCCGATTACTTGTTCTTTTTTTGGAATTGTTTTTTCTCCACCCTTATATCCAGGAAAAGGCCCTATCGTATATTCCATTCTTGCCATTGGTGGCTCTATTCTTTTTTGCACTTTCGGTCCTTTTTTTGTAACTTTAGTAGTGGGTTTTACACTTTTAATTTCTACCGCTCCAGATTTTCCTTTTCCTTTTTGAAAAGCTTCGAACGCTTTTCCTAATCCTTTTTTTGCAATTCCAAAAACTGCCATTAGTAATATGTCCTCCTTGTTTGAGCCACTGGCTCGTCGTAATAATCTTCTGGGTGACTAATTAATCCACCTTGCCTAAACCGCATGACAGCTTGAGTTGTGCTATCCACCAGGTCGTCATGATCCCCGTATGGAAACGCTGCACATTCTTCAATCACCTCTTGTGCAAACTCTAGGTGAGTGGGCGCCCATATGCATCCACTTTCAAATAGAGGTGCAACTGAGTTAACTCTTGTATGCTTATCATTTCCTTTGCTAGGTGTAAAGTTAATAACGGGTATACCCATCTTTCTAAGTTCGTAAGTGAGCGGTAGCCCTGATGCTTTGGCCTCGACCAATACCGTCTCCGGTTGCCAATAATCATATTGTTCTTTAGCCAAGCGCCTTAGTTCAGGAAACTCGTATCGTCCTTTGACAGCATCAACTAAAATGAGCTGTGGTCCTTGGTCCTCGTTTAGTGTAAAAACTCCCCATGTGGTAATGGCCGAATAGTCGGCTGTTTCTTTTTTCATAAACGCCGTATCGTAAGATTGGATAACGTGTTGCAGTGTAGGTAGATCTTCTTTCTCCCAGTCACACCACCACTCTCGTTTTAATAATGCGCCTTCTTCTGAGGTTGGGTTTTGCATCCACTGCGAGTTCCATTTTTGCAAACTCAAAGATGCTTTGACACTTTCCAACTCTTCGATGTCCCAGAACTCTGGCCATACTGGATCACCCGATGGCATGATGGCAGGAAACTCTATGACGTCCCATTGATCAGCTTTGGCTTCTCCTTGAGCACGGATCAGGGCACCTGTTAAATCTTTTGTATTCCATCTTGTCATGACCAAGACAATAGCACCGCCAGGCTGTAAACGTTGACGTGGACCTGAGGTGTACCATTCGTAAGCTCGTTCTAACGCGCCCATGTTCATAGCATCTTGTTCCGAGTGTGGGTCATCAATGATCAAGAGATCCGCACCACGGCCCGTGATTGCTGAGCCAACACCTGCCGCATAGTATTCACCACCTTGTGCAGTCTCCCACTTGCCCGCAGCTTGTGAGTCCTCTCTAAGTTTTGTTCTAAATACTTCTTGGTATTCTTGTGAGTCGATTAGTGTTTTTGCTTTACGACCAAATCTAACTGCAAGTTCTGTGGTGTGTGTCGTTTGTATAATTTTTAAGTTTGGCTTTTGACCAATCATCCATGCGGGTAGAAGATAGGACGCAAACTCAGACTTCGTGTGTCTAGGTGGCATGTTTATAATAAGTCTTTTAATTTTACCTTGAGCTAGCTTGTTAAACTTATCTGCAATCTTTTTGTGATGAGGACCCTCAATAAAATCAGGCCACACATGTTTTACAAAAGATAGGAAGTCCACATTTATCTTCTCTATCTTTTTCTTTTCTGCATGTTTTAGATAGAGCTTCATGAAATCTTTTTTGATGTCAGGAGGCAGCTTTTTTATTTTATCTAGATCTACTTTCATTCGAAAAAATTTTCCGCAAA